CCCTACCAGCAGAAGGCAGTGGTTCACCAATGTACGCATCCTGCGTCAATGCTCTGGCTCGACATCGGACTGGGGAAGACCTCGATCACCCTGACCAGCATCGCGCACCTCGTCAGGACGGGCTTCCTGCGTGCCGTTGTGGTCGTGGCACCCATCAGGGTCTGCCGCCTCGTCTGGAGGCAGGAAGCGGCCAAATGGAGCCACCTGAGTGACCTGACGTTCTCGATGGTCATGGGCACCAAGGACCAGAGGGTCCGTGCCCTGCTCAGACCCGCGAACATCTACGTAATTAATTACGAAAATCTCGAATGGCTCTCGGAGAATCTTCACACCTACTTTGTCCGCAAGGGTCTGCCGGTCCCGTTTGATGGGATCGTCTATGACGAGGTGGACAAGATGAAGAACAGCAGCACCAACAGGGTCAAGGCGCTGAAGAAGGTGCTGGGGCAGTTCAAGTGGTCCACGGGTCTGACCGGGACACCTGCGAGTGAGGGATACAAGGACCTGCACGGGCAGTACCTCGTGGTGGACAAGGGTGAGCGCCTGGGCACCAGCAAGACCGCGTTCCGCACCCGGTTCTATCGCAAGGAGGGTCCGTACAAGGAGGTGCCGTATGACGATGCTGAGAGCGCCATCAAGACCCTGGTGAGTGACATCACGCTGGAGATGAGCGCCGCCGATTACAACCCGCTGCCCGACCTCATCGTCAACGATGTGAACGTGGAACTGACCCCCGACCTGCGCGAACGGTATGACCAGATGGAGAAGGAGATGTTCCTCAAGCTGGACAGTGGTGCAGAGAAGGAGATGTTCAATCAGGCATCGCTTATGAACACCTGCCTCCAGTTCAGCAACGGTGCTACCTACCCGGTGCCGGGGATGCCACTGTGGGAGCCGATCCACGAGTTGAAGCTCGATGCGCTGGAGGAGATCATCGAGGAGTCCAACGGGCAACCGATCTTCTGCGCCTATGCGTACCGCAGCGATGCAGCGCGGATCATGGAGCGGTTCAAGGGCATCCGACCCATCAACCTGACAGAGTGCAACACAGAGTCGTCGCTGAACGACGCCATGCGCCGCTGGGTGTCGGGTGACTGCACCCTGATGATCGCGCACCCGGCCAGCGCGGGACACGGTATCGACGGGCTACAGAAGCGAGGGAACACCGTGGTCTGGTTCGGACTGAACTGGAGCCTGCGCCTGTACAACCAGTTCAACGGTCGCCTGCGCCGCCAGGGTCAAGGCAGACCTGTCACATGCCACCGCATCCTGTGCCTCGATACGGTCGATCAGGCGCAGGCGCTGGCACTCGGAGAGAAGGCTGAGACTGAGGGGTCGCTGCGGAAGGCGGTGAAGGAGTACAGGAAAATGCGCGAATCTGCGTAAATTCATGTTGCACACTCTGTAATCCCGTGCTACACTGCAATCTCATCAACTCAAGAGGAACCGAAATGGATGCAATCGCAACCGCTGCGCTCAAGTCGTGGCGCAGTCTCCAGGGGGTGCTGGCAGTGCTGACCGAGGAGCAAGTCGAGCAGATGCTCAAGCACGAGATGGAGAACAGCAGGAGGTCGATGATCGTGGTGCGCCTGCACCAGCGACTGTCGGCCCTGCGTGATGCCCGTGAGCGCAAGGACATCATGATCAAGATGGGGGTGATCGAGCAATGACCACTCACTTCGAGGACGAAATCTGCCCTGTCTGCCGTGGATCGGGTGAAGGAATGACCGAGCGGTCCAAGTGCTACTACTGCAACGGGACCGGATGCGTACTGGTGGAAGTAAACGATGACGAGGACGAAGATGACCAAGATGAATGATGCCCCCTACAAGATTGACCCTCCTGTGTCTCGTGACCTGTACGAAGAGAACATGCGCAACCGCATGGCCTTCCGGCCCGGTGAAGCGAAGGTTCCCAGCGCACTGGACGTTCAGGTTGCCGGGGACCACTACAAGAACATGGCGATCCAGCCGGTGCAGTACATCCACAGCAATGGTCTGGGGTTCTGCGAAGGCAGCATCATCAAGTACGTGAGCCGGTGGCGCGGGAAGAACGGGCTGCAAGACCTCAAGAAAGCCCGTCACTTTCTTGACCTGTTGATCGAAATGGAAAGCGGAGAAACCGAATGAAAAACCTCATCGAGCAGTTCAACCCCTTCAAAAAACCAACGGCCCTTGAGATCGCCGTCCACGACCTGGAGCAGGCGAAGCGGGACTATCTCGTCGCCATGCAGCACAGCGAGTATTACGCCGCGCAGGCGCAGTACAACGACGGGCTGATCTCGCGGCTGTCGAACTACATCAAGGAGAGCACCGATGCGTGACCACAAGGGGTACGAGGTCAAGACCTCGATGGATTGGCAGGACAAGCTCATCCTGTGGGCCTGCGTCATCGTGGTGATTCTGACCGTGATGCTGGGAGGGCTGTGATGACCTCATTCAATGAACGGCTCAGGGCCGCGATGCTTTCCGATGCCGAGGCAGCAGAGAATAAACGGCTTCGCGCAGCGCCAGCAACTGCGCCTGAGTTCCCGGCAGATTGGGCACAGATGATTCACTACCCGGAGTGCTGGGATACTGCCGCATATCCTGAACTGCGCGATGCAATCCATGAGGCGCTTGCATGGTCGGGGTGCAGCGTTTGCAAGCCAGCAACTGCGCCAGCATGGCACGTTGCGCCGACTGTGCCGGGGTTGTGGCTTAACAGCGTCTTCATGAAAGTTGAGGATGTAGAACAGTGGCATATCGACTACCAAATGCATCTAGAGTGCGCACGCTGGTTCGGCCCGATTCCACCTGATGGAGATAAACCATGAAACCAGTCCTATACCGATACCGCGACAGTGAGAGCGTCATCAAGCACATGGACGGCTACACCCCCGGCGAAGGCTGGGAGCCGCTTTACTCGCAGGATCAGGTTGACCAACTTCAGGCGCAGTTGGTGCGCCAGCAAAAGAGCTACGAAGCCGAGATAAAGGTCGAGATTGATTCCGCGCTGGAGAGGGCTGCTGTCGCCTGCGAAGTCATCGAAAATGAAAGATGGGCGCTCTACAAAGGCAGACCACCGTACACCGGAACAGAGCCGGGCCGGGCTGACAACTACGTGCAGGGCGAATCTGGTGGCGCTGGCTCATGCGCTTCCGCTATCCGCGCACTGAAGGAGGACACAAAATGAAGGCAGGATGGAAGATAAGGCCAGACGAGCGCCAATACTTTGAGGCCAAGCTGCTTCGGGCGGCCATCGGATAACCGATCAATCAAACCAAAAAGAACACCATGACCCCAGAAATAGCCCTTTCGGTCAAAACGCTGACAATCTTGGACGACCAGCTTACCTCAGACTTGTTCGAGCAATTCGACCCCGTTGATCCATTGAATGGATCCGGGAAACTTTTGGCAGTTAAGTGGATAGGGCGAATTTACGTTGACGGGGAAACCCATGCGTTCGGCAACTATCGCGGCCGCGTTGTCAGGTGCTTTGTTGACGACCCCGACGATCTATCGAATGGTATAGATAGGCTGGTGGTGCTACAGAAGGAGGCGGACCGACTACGCCGAGAAATTGCAAGACAGGCTGTAGTCAAGCGGGAGTACGACAAATGGCTTTCCCGAAAAAACAAAACCATTGCCCTTTGCCCCATCCCAGATACAAAGGAAGATGGTGGAAGCCGAATGGCATGGCTTTCCGCTAGATACGAGGCGCCACCAGAGGGGCCTAATCCGTCGGCAGAGTCGTTCCAACTAAATTTGGATAGGACAGAGGGGTTAATCCGCCACGAACAGGCCAAGTCCGCCAGGATCATGTCGGCCTGCAAGTCATACAGGAGACTGCGCAACCTTCCCCAGTTCTTCATCGTCAAGCCAGCATAGCCACGTGCAATCCCCCGCGCAGGTTTGATTCGAGAGAGAGGACCGAACATCATCCTCGCGCATGAGCGCCAAGAAACCCCCAAACGCCGACAAGACCCCATCAAAGCCAGCGAAACGCCGGACAGACTGGGATGCGGTAGAGCGCGACTACCGAACCGGCAAGTTCACACTGCGAGAGCTTGAGGCCAAGCACGGTGCGAACAACAGCCTGATCTCACGCAAGGCCAAGGCTGGAGGATGGACCCAAGACCTGGCAGATGCCATTCGACAAGCAACCAATGCCAGGCTTGACGAGGAAACAGTCAGCAAGGAAGTGCGCAGCGGTGCGCAAAAAGTCAGCACCGTAGTGCTTGCTGTGGCCGAACAGAATACCAAGGTGATTCTGGGGCACCGAACGGGTTTGGCCCGGCTGAATGAGATCAAGAACAAACTGCTCAACCAGATCGAGCAAGCGGCCGACAACCTCCCAGACTTGGAAGAAGTCATCGAAATGATCCGCAAGCCCGACGACAACGGGCGCGATGCAGTCAACGATGCGATGCGCAAGGCAATGTCCCGGTCTGCACTGGTCGATGACCTGAAGAAGCTGGCCGACGTGGACGAGAAGGCGCGCAAGGGCGAGCGCGAGGCTGT